CCCCGCTTCCAAGGGGACATACCTCAAGCGGGACGAATGGATCAAATCGCACTTTACCGCGCCCATATCGTCAATGTGGACCGGCAAAGAGGCAAAGGGAGCCTATGTCAGGATCAATCCGTGCAGCGATCAGAGCGGCATGGATACCGGCGTTGCCGTCTTCCGCCATGTCCTCGTTGAGATGGACGAAAAGTCCAAGGTAGAGCAATGGACGATTCTCAAGGAATCGAACCTGCCGTTCTCGGTTATCATCGATTCAGGCGGGAAGAGTCTGCACGGCTGGGTGCGCGTGGATGCGTCCACGAAGGAGGAATGGGAGCAGCGGAGGAATATCGTCTATCAGCACCTTGATCACCTAGGCATCGATCCTAAGAACAAGAATGCTAGTCGGTTCAGCCGCCTCCCTGGCGTGATGCGCGATGGCGTTGAGCAGAAGCTCTTGGCCATCAATCAAGGTGCGCCCACATGGGAAGAGTTCATCGATCACCTGGAGTCGGCCAACCTGCCATCGAAGTTCGATCTCAATGACATCATCACCTACGACAAGGACAACGATCCTGACAATCTGATCGGTGATCGCTGGCTGCGGAGAGGGACTAGCCTTCTCTTTGTCGGTCAAAGCGGATGCGGCAAGTCGTCGCTGGTCATGTCGCAAGCGATCCATTGGGCGCATGGCATTGCATGGTTCGGCATACAGCCTATCCGCCCGCTCAAGATCATGGTAATCCAAGCTGAGAACGACATCGCGGATATGCACGATTCGCTGATCGGTGCTGCCAAGGGTGTGTTCTCGGAGTATTGGGAATCTAAGATCCGAGAATCTGGAATCGAGTTCTATCGGGAGACCGTTCGCACCGGCATCGATTTCACGACGATGCTTCGCAAGATGGTCAAGAAATCGAAGCCTGATGTGGTGTACATCGATCCGTTGCTTTCGTACATCGGCGGCAATCCTGCGGACATCGAGATATGCTCGCAGTTCACTCGGCAACAGCTTCAGCCGCTGATGATCGAGACTGGAGTGATCATCGTTCTAGTTCACCACTTCCCGAAGCCAAAGGGTAAGGACGAGAAGCCTGATAGCGTGGCGGAGATGGCCTACTCAGGATTTGGATCGAGCGATCTGACGAACTGGGCGCGTGAGGTAATGGTGCTGCGCGAAGCTGGCTACAACACGCCGAGACGCTTCGTGCTTGGTCTGGCGAAGCGTTCGATGCGAAGCGGACTGAGAGATAAAGACGGAAACAAGACAGGCGCGATAAACATCCAGCACTCTACCAAGAGCATCTGCTGGGAGTACGCGCCGCCTGAACAGTTTGTTGTTGATCGGGAAGTCCGACCAAGAGGAAAAGGTAACTTCGGAAAGTCGGCTAGGCGTTAGCCTTCTCGCGAAGAGCGCGGCGACGGCCCTTAGCGGCTAGACTCTGGAACTTGGCCTTGCCGAGCTTCTTGCGTCCAATGTAAGCGGCCAAAGCACCAGGATCTTTCACGCCCTTCTTCTCAAGCTCGCCAACGAGCTTCTCATAACGTCCGCCACCGCCGAGTCTCATCTTGTCCATAGTATTGATGTGTTTGAGTTACGGAAAACTACCAGGAATGACACGCCCAGAATCGAGGTGTCGTCTTGTCCTTTGCTGTATCGCATTTCATGCGAGCGCGAAAACTCTTCCGATGCTTTGGACTGTTCTTCTTGATCCGCATATTCGGATCACCGAACGGAACTTTTACAACACGATCATTCTCATTCTTAACATACACCGCGCTCTTCTTCCTCTCGCCAGGAGTGTAGAACGGCTTGTTCAGTGTAACGTGCTTTCCTTTGTACACGTTACCTTTCTTGGAGAGGGATGTTTTCATGGCTTCAAAACCAAACTCCTGATGATTGCCGGTATGTCTTTATCCAGCATTTCGGTTTCAGCGTTGGTCAAATCTTCAAGAGGCTTGCTCACAACCTTCCTGTAATTTGGATTTTCAAGAAGGTATGCAAGCAGTTTGTCTTGAATTGATTTTGTGGAACCATAAACCGCACCAGCACCGGCAACACTGTAAACATTCCCAAGGAACGGAGCAGTTTTGGTGAATGTTCCAACGGCAGCAATCGTTGGAATAAGTTTTGAAATCAAAGACGTTTTGTTAGCAGCACCAATCTGAAGTGCATCGGTGATCTGCTTGATCTTTGTTTCAGCGGTATTTCCATAAACAGCATTCAAAGCTGGTTTCCAGTTTTCAGCAGATTTTGCAAACGACTCAGCCGAGACCGAACCCAACTTTGACGCATCGTTCACTATTTGAGATAGCAGCGCATTTTGAGTGTCGGCCAGTGTTTCTGGACTCAATGCGGCCCTAACGCGAGGTGCTGATTCTTTTGATTTGTTAAGAAAATCAAGAACTACAGATGGATCAGCATTGTAAATTTCCGTTTTCTTTGACAGCGCATCTCTGAAGTCTTTTGAAAATCCTTGAGTTGATGCCTCAAGTGCTTTTTTTGCTGATGCGACAGATTGCAATGAAGCATTTGGAAGAAACTCTTGAATTACCTCTTTTTGGAATCCGCCCCATTTTCCGTTTAATGCCAACTCAAGGTTATCAAGGAATTTCGACTGCCCTCCAATGCTGAGTTCGTTAAAAATTGATTTTCCAATCTGTTCTTTGATTGGGTTGAAATCTTCGCCAAGTATCTGTTTTAGCTCGAAAAGCCTTGCTGGACCTTCAGTGCCAGAAAGCCTTTCAAGTGATTTAGCCCAAGAACCACCCTCTTCTCCTACGTCTTTCAGAATTCCTTTGGAATAGGACGTATTATAAACCGACATGAAATTCGAGTATCGTTCCTTCAGGTCTTTGAAATTTTTAACCAGAGGATCATTTGGGTTTCTCTTTTCAAATTGAGACAAAGCATTTTCAAATTTTGCCTTGGCTTCATTGAACGCCATCCACTTATCTGGAGTACCAGGCTTAACTGGTTCATTCCACTTGATTAACCGTGCAGCGTCTTGTTGATCTTTCCACAAATCAGCCAAGCTCTTCCCACTTACAGGTCCGTAAATCTCGCCTCCAGGCGCAACCGATTTCTCGTAATCTTTTGACTGAACTCTCGGGTCTTCCCTAAACTTATCAAATTCTTTTGCAAATGCTTCGTTCTTGGTTTCGTACTGGTTTTGAGCGGCATCCTTTACAACTTTACCATATTCAGTAATAGATAGTGCAGTTGTTTTTCCGTAGTTTGAACTAAGGTTTTCAAGTTCAATTCTAGCCGTATCATCAAGTTTTCCGAGAGTTTTTTCGACATCAGCAACAACTGATTGAGTTAAATCAGATCCAGTCTTTGTTGAATTTCTTGTAATAGCTTCATTCAAAACATCTTTGATATTAGAAGGGTCTGTCTTGAAAGACCTTGCAAGTTTTGCGACAAATTCACCTTCTTTTTCAGCCATATTACGTTGAAATTGATCGTAATATGGTCGGTTTAACTCACCAATAAAACCTGGAATACCTCCCTCAAATCGTTTTTTTAGAGACCTAGCTCCAGCACCAACAACATTCCCAAGTCCACCAATTCCTGTTTCAAGCGCCGAAAATTCAGCGGCTGATTTTAAGATTTGTTCTGGTTCCCATTTTTTCCCAGAAACCAGTGTTTCAGTTGCCTCTCCGATTCCCCCTCTAAATGCTCCTTGAAGTGGAGTTTTAATTGCTGCTCCAAGAATTGATTGAGCAGGATCAAACAAAGTCCTTCGGATTGCACCGAAAACTGGACCCTTCAAAAATTGCGCTTGTGGAGAAGAAACAGATGTTACAAAGGATTCAGCGGTTTTGCCCGCAATTTCTCTAGGTTGTGCGCCTATTGAAGCCTGATACAAAGCCTCTGAACCTGCTTGAGCCAATGGGTATGGAATTCCGGCCATTTGGCCAACAATTCCACCAGCAAGACGGCCACCTTCTGCGAGTTCTTTGGTTGTAGGCGCAGTTTCATCGAACGCTGACGGCGCACCAGCAGCAGCCAATCGAGCTTCTTCCTGCTGCATCGCTTGACCCATGCGAGCCGACTCGCCCATGGTCGCCTGTTGAATCTGTTCAGGAGTTAAAGCGGACACTTGGCCAGCTTCCTCGCGACGACGCATTTCTCCAATCGTCGCAGATTGGCTGACGGCCTGTTGAAGTTGCTGTGGAGAACCAACGGGAGAAGGCAGTTTTAATCCCCTCCTTGACGCTTCAGCGGTAAGCTGCTGGAGCAACTGCTGTTCTTCAGCGGAAAGTGGCATAAAATTATTGCTGTGCGCTCTTCTGTTGAAGCTGCTGAATCAGGTTGGCCAAGTCCTCATTGCTCATTCCTTCAGTGGATTGAGTTGTCGATTGGAAGGAAACACCGGGAGCCGAATACGCAGCGGTTGTGCGAGTGCCAAACGGAGTCGTTGACCATCGTTCGTAAAACGACGGAAGTGCTTTGTCGATATTCCTGCTGATGGTTCCACGCGCACTCCGCTCAATCCGTTGCCTGTATCGGTCTAGTTTGATGAGCGAATTCTTGTCGAAAGCACTGCCGATTTCTTGAGCGATTCTCTTGCCTTCGCTTTCCGTAACATTCAAACCGGAAGTTGTTCTCGCGGTTCGATTCACGACTCCCATGAAGTCGGCCAATAACCCGAGAGCTTCTTGCTTCATCGGATCTTTTTCCGTTTCGATCAACGAGCGTATCTTTGTTTCTGTAGTAGGAATCGCACCCAAAAAATCGGTGAACTTTTTTCCTGGGTATTGTTTTTCAAATGCAGCGATACCGTCTTGAAGATTATCGATTGTCTCCATGACGGCGAACTCGTCTTCCAGTTTTGTTGAAGTCTTTGCCTCAAGAGGCTTCAATCGCCCGCCTCCAGCAATAAATGTCTTCCTCAAGTCGGCCTCTTGAACCGGAGACAATTCAGAGCCAGAAGCCTTCGCTTTCGCCCTAGCAGCCTCAACAAATAGATCAGTATTTTTTGCAACAACAGGTTGCTTCGACTTCTCAAAAGTTTCAGCAGCAAGCAGTGCTTGAGGAGCAATCGATGATTCAATTTGTCCTGAATCAATCATTGCCTGGACAGTTTCTTTTCCAAGTTTGGCGTACCCTGCAATACGCGGACCCATTTTCGATTGCTGCTCTTGAATTCTTAACGGTTTTGCTGCTTCAAAAATTGCGTCTCTTGCTGCTAGATCAATTTGATTAGTTTCAGGATTGATTCCTCGATTGTATTTAAGAACTACATCGCTTTTCCCGTTTTCGTTTAGGAACTGAATTTCTTTATTGAGAGACTCCATTTGACCCTCATAAGCAGCCCTTCCTAATGCCTGATTCCTCATCATAGGCAACGACTGAAGAACTGGCCCGCTCATATCTCCGAGCATCTTTAATCCCGTCATG